CTGGCGAACTATGTGCTTGTAACCGCACAGTTGGTGGCGAGACTCTGTAATGTTAGAAACTATATGCGACACATTAGTCGAAGCATATAGACGCAACTGGATTACCAGTCGTGATGGCAATGTTAGTATTCGTCATCACGACCGTGATCACTTTTATATCACACCCAGTGGCGTTCGCAAGCAAACAATGCAACCGGATCAGTTCAAGAAAATTAAATTGATTGACAAGATTAGTGCCATTCCACCTTTCCTATCTAAATCTTGGGAAGAAGAATTCTACACAGACATCAGTACTAATCTAAAGCCTAGTGGAGAGATTCCCTTACACTTTGGACTACAACGAGCAATGGGTCAGCACAGTACAGATGTTAGGGTGGTAGTTCACTTACATCCTACCTACTGTGTTGCTGCCATGCATCGTGGCATTGAGTTAAGTAGTCTTGCTAACGACTTTCCAGAACTCAGTCGTTATACTCGGGTGGCACCTAATGTTGGTGATGTGGCCCCAATTAGTCAAGAACTGGGCGATGAGTGCCACAGGAACTTGCAGTTGGACGATGCTGGTAATATTGAGTATGACATTGTGGGCATCAAAGGACACGGTGTTGTTGCTATTGACACCAGCCCGTGGCGAGCATTTGAACATATTGAACGATTGGAACACATTTGTCAAATCGTATTAGCATCAGGAAAATATTAAAATGAGTTTTATTGAATCAGTAAAAGGTGCGTTGCCAGACTACGCAAAAGACACCAAGTTAAATCTTGACGCTGTGCTACTTCGTAGTACACTAGATGCAGATGTGGCCATGGGTTGTGCTGTGGCCGCGCTGGCTGCAACTGGCAACGGCAAGGTACTTGCGGTGTTGTTGGCAGATGCTCCTGTTCACGCAGAGTCAGCAATGACAGCGGCCAGCATCATGGCACAGAACAACGTATGGTATCCCTACGTTGAAATGGCAGATGATCCTGCCCTTAAAGGATTGCCAGCGCAGTTGCGTATGAATGCTATTGCAAGTCATGGTGGCACAACTAAAGCAAATTTTGAAGCATTTAGTTTGGCAGCGTCAATTGTGGGCAAGTGCCATTTCTGTGTCAAGGCACACTACGAAACACTCAAGACAGAAGGCTACACCGTAGAACAACTTCGCGATATTGGGCGAATTGCGGCGGTAATTACTAGTGTTGCTCGTGTTCTAAACAATTGACCTTTTGTGTAGAACTTGCTATAATAAGTTCTACACAATTAAATAACTGTATGAGTAACGATCTAGCAAAATTTATTAATTCACGTAGACGCCACAAAACTGATGTTGCGATTTCAAGGCAAGTTAAAATTGCCAAGAGTCATAGTTCATTCAATGAGCTCAATATCAAACAAACACATCGCTTGGCCAAACACCATGCTATGGATTGTGGTAATCCAAAATGTTATTTGTGTGGAAATCCTCGCAAAACGCACAAGGATAAATTGACGCAACAAGAAAAACGTTTGTTCCAAGATCTTGACAAGATCAAAGACAAGCACAGTAATGGATTAATCAACCCTAAGGATCTAACATGAATATGACCACACCTGAAACTGCTGGGCTCACAAGCGAACTCGCTGTGGAAGCAATTGGAAATAGATACGATTTGGTACTAGTAGGCGCTCGTCGCATGCGAGAATTGGGTCGAGGCGATATGCCAAAAATTGCCAGTGCTATCAAGCACAATCATGCAGTAACAGCACTGCTGGAAATTGAAGCTGGACACGTCACTAGAGATTATCTGTACAAAGAAATTGATATCGAACCGCGACGTAGATACAAAGAATCGAGGTAACATGGATTACAAAATTAGAGATATTGGCCTTGCAGATTGGGGCCGCAAAGAGATTGCTATCGCCGAGCACGAAATGCCTGGCTTGATGGCAATCCGTCGTGAGTATGCTGGCTCAAAGCCCTTGGCAGGCGCACGTATTGTGGGCAGTTTGCACATGACCATTCAAACGGCTGTGCTGGTCGAAACACTAATTGAACTTGGTGCTAGTGTGCGTTGGAGTAGTTGCAACATCTTCTCCACACAAGACCAAGCCGCGGCTGCTTTGGCTGCAAAAGGTATTCCTGTTTTTGCTTGGAAGGGCGAAACAGAAGCGGAATACTGGTGGTGCATTGAGCAGACTGTGCGTGGTGCAGATGGTTGGACTCCCAACATGATCCTTGATGATGGACATGACTTAACTGGGTACATCCATGACAAACACCCTGATCTAGTTCCTGGTATCCGAGGTGTCACAGAAGAAACCACAACAGGTATTCACAAGTTACTAGAGCGCATTGCGGCTGGCACACTGCGGATGCCTGCTATCAATGTAAACGATTCTGTAACCAAGACCAAGTTTGACAACTTGTATGGTTGCAGAGAAAGTCTTGTAGACGCTATCAAACGTGCCACTGACGTCATGATTGCCGGTAAGGTTGCAGTGGTAGCCGGCTATGGAGACGTGGGCAAGGGCTCTGCACAAGCTCTGCGAGCACTCTCTGCACAAGTTTGGGTTACAGAAGCAGATCCTATCTGTGCCCTGCAAGCGGCAATGGAAGGTTATCGTGTGGTCACAATGGAATACGCGGCAGACAAGTGTGACATCTTTGTAACTGCCACTGGCAACGTAGATGTTATCACTCGCGCACACATGGACGCCATGAAGAACAATGCTATTGTGTGTAACATTGGTCACTTTGATACTGAAATTGATGTTGCAGGTATCAAGGACTGTGAGTGGGAAAACATCAAGCCACAAGTGGACCATGTTATTTTCCCCAGTGGCAAACGTATTATTTTGCTAGCAGAAGGCAGACTGGTTAACTTGGGTTGTGGCACTGGCCATCCCAGCTTTGTGATGAGTAACAGTTTTACCAACCAAGTCATGGCACAAATTGATCTTTACACCAACACCAGTCGATACGAAACAGGTCGACTGTACCTGTTGCCCAAGCACCTGGATGAAAAAGTTGCACGACTACATCTGGAGCAGATTGGTGCGGAGCTCACTGCAATGACACTCAAGCAGGCCGCGTATATTGGTGTCACAGTTGACGGCCCGTACAAACCCGACACCTATAGATACTAAGCGGTTGACCAAATTCTCCATTAGTGCTATAATAACGCATTAATGGAGATTTCGTATGTGGATTCAAAACGTTAGCATGAGTGACATTCGGCAGGGGTTTCATATTGACCCTGGCGTTAATTCCATGCTGATTCAGATTGTGGATCCTGCATACGAATTCCCTGTACCCAAGTATCAGTTCCGCGAAGTTCACCAGTTTGAATTCTTGGATGCCGAACAGGACGATAAATTTTTCCCTGACGAGTGCAAATGCACAGATGAACAGGCACAAGAACTGGTTCGACTATTGCAACATGCACAAGAGCAACGCATGAATGTCATCGTGCATTGTCATGCAGGTGTGTGTCGTTCAGGTGCAGTTTGTGAGATTGGTGTGATGTTAGGATTCAAGGATACTGAATCGTTCCGTAGCCCCAACTTGTTGGTCAAGCACCGGATGATGAAGGTGTTGGGTTGGACTTACGACGAAGACGAAAAACACACCATCAATGGTGAAACAACAGATTGGGGCTTTGTGATCCCAAAAGCCCGCGAAGGAGATATATGAACAAGTGTTATCAATTAATCGGGGTCCCGGGCTCGGGTAAAAGTACTTGGATTAAAAATCAAATCTGGGCTTTAGGTATGCCAGTGGTTGGTACTGATATGTATGTTGAAATAGAGGCACACCGCCAGGGTAAAACATATAGTGAAGTGTTTGACGAATACATGCCTATTGCAGTTCGTTTGATGGTGAACCATGCGTTGACTTGTCAAGCTAACAACTTGGACTTTATCTGGGACCAAACAAGCACTACAGTAGCAAGTCGTAAAAAGAAGTTTAACACACTGTTGCCTTCACAATACGAACACATTGCTGTGGTATTCAAAGTGCCTGGGCCACAAGAGTTGGTACGTAGATTGGCAAATCGCCCTGGTAAGAACATTCCAGCAGATGTGATGGAAAAGATGATTACAGGTTTTGAACCCCCATCGTTAGATGAAGGTTTTAAAGAAATTTGGATAGTAGGAGAATAATATGCCAGCAGTATTTTTAGTCAGTGACACGCACTTTGGTCATGCTGGGGTGTGTAAGTTTACACATCCTGATGACGACACCGTGAAGTTGCGTCCATGGGATGATCCTGATGAGATGGATGAGGAAATGATCCGTCGATGGAACGATACTGTTCGTCCCGGCGACAAGATTTACCACTTGGGTGATGTTGTTATCAACCGCAAGGCCTTGAAAACATTGGCTCGCTTGAACGGCGACAAAGTATTGATCCGCGGCAACCATGACATTTTTCGTGATGACGAGTACCGTGAGTACTTTCGTGAGTTGCGAGCGTATCATGTGTTGAACGGCATGATCTTGAGTCACATTCCTGTGCATGAGGCCAGCATTGGTCGCTTTGGTGTGAACATTCACGGACACTTGCATGCCAGCCGTGTTAAGAGAGCACGTGGGGTTGATGCCAAAACTGGTACAGTATTGTACAGTAACGAAATTGATGTGCGTTACCATTGCGTATGCGTGGAGCAAACAGATTTTGCACCTATCTTGTTGGAAGACGTTTATAAGCGTATCACAGCAGAAGGTGGTGAGATTGGATTTAGGAACGGCAACGGTCCTACAATGTAATATTACAAGGAACTTATCATGTTTAGAAAAATTTTATTTGTGCTAGCTCTGCTAGGGGTGTCATTGGCACAGGCGCAGACTGCGTTTCCTGATCGAACAGTCAAAATTGTTGTGCCCCTATCACCCGGAGGTGGCAACGATGTTATTGCCAGGATTGTAGCCCAACGGCTTTCAGCTAACTGGAAGCAACCGGTTATTGTTGAAAACAAAGCTGGTGGGCAAACAACCATTGGTGCAAATTTTGTAGCCAAAAGTGACGCAGATGGCTACACGCTATTGTCGGCTCAGCCCAATATTTTAGCGTCGTCATCTGTGTTACTGGATCAGGTACCCTATGATTGGGAAACTGACTTGGTACCAGTTGCATACATTGGGTCGGCGCCACCTTTTGTACTGGCAGTAAGTGCCAAGCTCAATGTTAAAACTGTGCCGGAGCTCAAGGCATATGCTCAGAACAAAGGACTCACTTACGGCAGTGCTGGTACTGGTGGCCCGTTCCATATCTATGGTGAGTGGTTTGTACATGTGTTGGGAGTCAAGGGCGTACATGTACCTTACAAGGCTGCTCCGCCTGCTGTGTTGGACGTAGTGGCCGGTAATCTTGACATGATTTTTGCACCACCAGCACAGGTTATACAACACATCAAGGCCGGAACGTTAATACCAATTGCAGTGGTAGGTGATCGTAGGGTACCAAGTCTGCCTGATACCCCAACCATGGTTGGACTGGGTCTGAGACAGTTCCCAAATATTCACACCAACTATGCTATTTTTGCACCAGCAAAAACCCCGCCTGCAATTCTTAAAACTCTTAGAGAAGATGTTGCACTTGCATACGAACAGTCTGTGGATGAGCTAGTGCAACGTGGGTTAGTTGACCCAAACGCCCCTACCCCTAAGAACTTTGCTCAGCAAGCTATTAGCGATGGAAAAACGTGGGTCAAACTTACCGAAAAAGTCAAATAAAAAACTAATACTCAAGTACTACAAAAACCCTGCCCTATGCAGGCCTTTTCTTTGGTTGACCAATTATTCCCAAAATGCTATAATTGTGGCATGAACAAAACAAATGAAGCAATACAGTGGGCAGGGGCCATAGCAATTGTGGCTGGCCATACTCTCAACGCAATCGGACCCTCAGTTTACCCTTACAACATTGTGACATTTGCCCTGGGCACTGTATTGTTTTTGATCTGGGCGGCACGGGTTAAAAATCGTCCCCAATTAATGGTCAACCTGATTTCTTTGACCATTGGCATTGTAGGGTTATTCAAAGCTCTGATTTGACCAAAAACGCCCAATTTGCTATAATATACACATATTGAAACACAAAGGAACTTGAAATGACAGAATTTGAAAACAAGTGCTACGGTATGTCTGAAGCTGATATCCGTGAGCAGTACATGGAAAGCATCACAGCAAAGTTCACTGGACTTGAAATGGTTGCTATGGGTGTGCTGAGTGATGCACAAGAACTAATGGCCATGGGCCAGACTGAAACTGCTCGCAAGCAAATCAACATTGCCAAATTTATCCTGTCAGAAATGATGGATGCTCGAGTTCCGGCTTAATTTAAGGTGAATAACATGAGTAAGATGAGCGAACTAGTACTAGACATCGAGTACTTGCTGAAAGCAGGCAATACTCCCATGGACGTGGCCCGTGAGCTGGAGATTCCAGTGAACTGGGTCTACGAGGCGCAGGAGATGGATGGAGAAACTGAAGAAGTTCTTAGCCCTTTTGCAACAATGAACAGTTGACCATTAAATCAAGATCAACTACAATAACGACTTAGCAACAATTTTTTAAAAGGCACAGCCCATGTCAGAATCACGCACCGTTACCGCCCTGCAAGCTCGCAAAAGTCTGCTCAAGGCATTCCAAGTCAAACGTCCTTTGTTCTTGTGGGGTCCTCCCGGCATTGGCAAGAGTGAACTTGTTGAAGGCATCACTAATGACCTTAATGGTCTTATGATTGACTTGCGCCTGGGTCAGATGGAACCCACAGACATTCGCGGTATTCCGTATTACAACAAGGACCTTGGCAAGATGGATTGGGCACCTCCTGTGGAACTGCCCGACGACGAACTTGCCAGCCAGTATCCCATTGTGGTGCTGTTCTTGGACGAACTGAACTCGGCTCCGGCTAGTGTACAGGCCGCGGCGTATCAGCTG